TGCATGGCCAAAGCGGTTGCATGAAGAGGTAAAAATAGCTTATAATGAGCTAATGAAATATGACCCAAATCATATGCATAATTTTTATAATATTGTTTCATCTATAATCGGGACTGAAAATATCCATTTTATGAGTACCGAGCCGCAGTTAAGCGGGCACCTACTAACAAGTATCTGTACAAAAGATTATGCAGACAGGTTAAGAAATTTAATTCCTATCGACCCAGAAATTTTATCACGGTTTCCATAAGAAAGTATACAAATGATTAATGTAGTTATTCCAATGGCCGGTAGAGGTCAGCGATTTATTGAGAGTGGGTATGATAAGCCTAAGCCAATGATTGATGTAGTTGGTGTTCCAATGATTAAACGAGTCATTGATTCACTTACGTCTAAACACAGTGAATGTAATTTTATTTTTATTGCATTGAAAGAGCATTTAGATAACGGGCTTCAAGAATTTCTCGAGCAGCAGGGTACAATTATCCCGTTGGATATTGTTACTGAGGGGGCTGCGTGTACTACTTTGATGGCCATGCATTACATTAATAATTTAGAGCCGTTAGTTATTGCAAACTGTGATCAATATCTTGAGTGGGACTTTGATAATTTCCTAGAACAGTCTAAAGATCGCGATGGTTCTCTGGTTGTTTTTAATTCAACCAACCCCCATCATAGTTATGCTAAGGTTAAAAAAGGCCAAGTTATAGAAGTAGCTGAAAAGAAAGTTATTTCAGATAAAGCCTGTGCAGGTATATACTACTTCCGACATGGTAATGAATATATCGAGAGTGTAGTTATGATGATAGCTAAGAATATTAGAACTAATAACGAGTTTTATATTGCACCCGCATACAATGAGTTGATTTCTGGACTAGGTAATGTATCGGTATATGAAGTTGATGTTAACAAAAAGCATATGCTTGGTACACCATACGAGTTAGAAATATTTTTAGATAAAGTCGAGAACGGGGATGTTGTATTATGAAAATTTTAATTTTTGGTAAAAGTGATATCGGTGAGGGCATTAAACAGCTGTACCCGGATACTGTAAACGTACCTAAAGAAGAATGCGATGTTAGAGATGCCTTACAGGTACGGGATACATTGAAAAAATATAATCCAGATGTAATAGTAAATTGTGCAGGAATATCTCATGTTCAGGTTGTAAAAGATTCTAACATAGATTATTGGAGAGAAGAAATAGATGTTAATTTAGTTGGTAGCTTTATTGTTGCAAGGGAATCAGTTTCTTTAAACTTATTTCGTCCAATGATTTTTATTGCCTCTGTGGCAGGCATGTATGGTAAACCAGAACATAGTGGTTACTCAGCGTCTAAGTCTGGTGTTATATCTTTCGTTCAATCACTTGGGCTTGAAGGGTACAATGCCTATTCAATCAGCCCTGGTCGTGTAGATACTAAGATGAGAGAAAAAGATTACCCAGGTGAAGATATACGTACTAGGCTATCCACATTACAAGTAGCCGAAATTATTAAAGAATGTATTAACGGTAAGTACGAGCCAGGTGATAATATTGTTATTCGTAAAAAAGGTTTTACTAAACTTAAACGTGTTGATAAAGGTCAACCCTGGAAGAAGTACCTTAACGTACAACCGCTGGGTGCACCTAAGCTAATCTAATGAAAATTATTTGTCATCGAGGCAATACGTTTGGACCAGATCTGGATAATGAAAATAAACCTGAAGTAATTGATTATTGTATTCAGCAAGGGTACGATATAGAGATTGATCTCTGGGCTCATAAATCCGGTCTTTATCTTGGACATGACGAGCCAACATATTTTATCTCTATAGATTATCTTACATCATTAAAGACAAGGTTATGGATACATTGTAAGAATCTTAAAGCAAGTACTGAATTATTCAGATACAGTGGCTTCAATTATTTCATGCATGATAAAGACGATTACACTCTGACATCTCAAGGATATGTTTGGACTTATCCTAAACCACAGAACGTATTTTCTCATAATCAAATTCTTCTTGATTTTTCCCCTAATGTAGATTTTGAAAAATATAAACTAATAGGTATTCATGGAGTTTGTGTTGACTATGTCTAAAATTTCTATTTGTTGTCCTGTTTATACAATGAAAGATAACACTGCTGAAAAATTCTTAGTAGAATATTTTTCACATCTAATGTATCAGTCGTTTAAAGACTTTAATATTGTAATTTCAGATCAAAGTGAATTTGATAACCTTAAACCTATTTGCGATACCTTTTCACATGTTCTTAATATTAAGTATGTAAAAAATACCAGCAGTAAAAAGAATGCTGCTAATAATGTAAACAATGCTGTCAAGCATGCTACTGGAGAAATTATTAAGTTACTATACATGGATGATTTCTTTGTCGACCAAGATGCACTACGTAAAATTGCATACGCGTTTGACAATAATCCAGAAGGTAAATGGTTTATATCAGGATTTACACACAGTAACGAAGATCGTACTGAGTACTTTGATACCAGAAGACCTTGGTATGGTAACAAGTATGTAAATGGCGATAACACAACCGGTAATCCATCTAACTATGCCGTAAGACGAGACTGTGCAATCGAGATGGATGATGACTTACTGTGGATAGTAGATGGTGAATATTTCTATCGGTCTTACTACTATCATGGGGACCCTATTATGATAGATGACGTTTTGGTTTGCTTTAGAGAACACGGCTCCTCAGCCTTTCGAGATCCAAAATTTATGGAGTTAGATGCGAAAGAAAGGCAGTACTGTGTCGACAAGTATAACGGTACCATGCCAACGAAAGAGGTAGCATTGAGCTGGAAATGACGTTATAATATGTAATTATAAGGACTATATTATGAAAATTGGAAGTGAAACTATTGCGCTGCTGAAGAACTTTGCATCGATCAATACGAATATTGTATTTAAAGTAGGCGATGCAGTTAGTACTATCTCTAACGCAAAGAACATCTTTGCGAAAGCTGTTATCAAAGAAACGATACCTAAAGAGTTTGCAATCTATGATTTGAACTCTTTACTGGCTATGTGGACGTTGACCGATAGTCAAGAAATTGAGTTTGGAGATAAATGTATCGGTATTACTAGCCCGTCAGGTAAATTTGAATACTACTACTCTAATCCTGAGATTGTAACTGCTGCTCCTACTAGCGAAATTGAGCACATGGATGTTTATAAGTTTAAAGTAACAGCTGAAGATATTCAGATGATTATGAAGGCGGCTGCTATTACTGGCGCACCTACTGTATCTGTTACTTGTAAGAATCAAGCCGTTGTATTATCGGTAAGTGATCGTAAGAATGATACCGCATCTAACTTTAGGAAATCTCTAGGTACGTCCTTTGATGACTTCGATGTCTTTATTGCAGTAGAGAATCTAAAAGTTATCCCTGACGCTTATGATATTACTGTTGCTAAGACTCCTAACGGTAAAGCTAAGTTCTTACATTTTAAGCATGAATCAAGACAACTTCAATACTGGATTGCAGCAGAACCTGGTTCAGTAGTTTGAGGGTAGCATATGATTGAGCATTTCATCTGGGTGGAAAAATATAGGCCCAGGAAGATAGACGACTGCATTTTACCTGAGTCTCAGAAAGAATACTTTAAGCAAATGGTTGCTAAAGGTGAGATTCAGAATATGTTGCTATGCGGATCTGCTGGTACTGGTAAGACTACTGTAGCCAGAGCCCTTTGTGAGGAACTTCAAACTGACTATATGATCATTAACGGATCAGAAGAGTCTGGTATTGATGTATTGCGTACTAAGATTAAGCAATTTGCTTCTACTGTTTCATTTAGCGGTAATACTAAGGTAGTTATCCTCGACGAAGCCGATTACTTAAATCCTAACTCTACTCAGCCTGCATTGCGCGGGTTCATTGAAGAGTTTGCAAGTAATTGCCGATTCATTCTAACTTGTAATTTTAAGAATCGTATTATTGCACCTCTGCATTCAAGGTGTGCTGTAATTGAGTTTAAGATTCCTAATGCTGATAAGCCTGCAATTGCATCTAGTTTCTTTAAGCGGGTATGTAGTATATTAGAGCAAGAAGCTATACCGTTTGATCAAAAGGTAATCGTTAAGATTGTGCAGAAGCACTTCCCTGACTTTCGTAGAACGCTAAACGAGCTTCAGCGCTATTCACAATCCGGTTCTATTGATGAGGGTATCTTAGTTAGTGTTAGTGAAGCTAATATGAAAGAGCTTATTGATGCTATTAAAGATAAAGACTGGAAAAAAATGCGCGCCTGGGTTGTTAATAACTTAGACAATGACCCTGTATCTCTGTTCCGTAAGATTTACGATACGTTTGTACCCTTAACTAATCAAGTACCTCAGTTAGTTCTAACGATTGCCGACTACCAGTACAAGTCTGCTTTTGTAGCTGATCAAGAAATTAACCTTGTTGCATGCTTAACTGAAATTATGGCATCGGTGGAACTTAAATGAATGAATTATTAAGACCTACATTTGAATGGATAAAAGATGATTTTAAATCCAATAGAATTCGCTTTGCTGTTGAGTTGGTCGCTTGGGCTATTAGTATTGGTTGTTCAATCACTATGGCTGCCACAGTCCCTAGCCCTCCGCTTCTTGTTCTCTATCCTGTTTGGATTACTGGTTGTGCTCTGTATGCATGGGCTAGTTGGACTAGGAAATCATTTGGCATGCTGGCTAATTACCTGCTCTTAACCACAATTGACTCGGTCGGATTAATGCGGATGATATTCTGATGTTCGGGGAACCTAAAGTAGAGCTAGTTATCGAGCCGTACAAGGCTCCTGCTATTTCGCCTTTCGATTTTATAAATGCAATCACCTATAATAAGAACGATCTTATGGTAGATGATTGGGCAGAAAAACAATATGCTCCATACATTGTAAATAAAGGACTTTCGTACGGCGCTGATACCGTAATCCAGGCAAACGAGATGAACTCCAGACCCCATCTTGATAAGAAACTCCAGTTCCAATTTCTAATAAATAATATTAGGCCTAAGAAACGCTATAACAAGTGGATCAAAGCTGAAAAGATTGATTCGATAGAAGTAATAAAACAATACTATGGTTATAGCACAGAGAAAGCCCGCCAAGTACTTCCCCTTCTAGATCAATCTCGAATTGACCTGATAAAACAAAAATTAGAAAAAGGTGGAATAAATAATGTCAAACGAGTACTTCAAGATTGACTTGGCTGGATATGCACCCTTAGAAGTCCTACTTGTTCAACCGGATGATTTTCTTAAAGTAAGAGAAACGTTAACTAGAATTGGTGTTGCCTCTAGAAAAGATAAGGTTCTTTTTCAATCTTGCCATATACTACATAAACAAGGAAAATACTATATTGTTCACTTTAAGGAACTCTTTGCCTTAGATGGGAAGCAGACTGATTTAACAGAGAACGATTTAGAACGTAGAAATACAATTGCCAAACTCCTTTCAGATTGGGAACTGGTAAAAATTATTGATGCTACAAAATTTACCGACCTTGCTCCTTTATCGCAGATTAAAGTAATTGCGTATAAAGACAAGCACGAATGGGATCTACAAACCAAGTATAATATTGGTAAAAAAAGAGTAGATTATAACGAATAAAAGTATATATAATATTATCCCCGGGATGGGAACGTTACAGGCTCTTCTACCTTAGGAGCGTCTAAAGCCGGTACAACGATAAGGTACCCCAGTAGTCGGTAAGCTGGAATAATGATACGCCTTCGGGGTATCAATTTTTTTAAACTCGCTTAACAAGGAGCATTTATGCTATTTTACTCAAACATGGCTATTGATTCAATTCAAGACGCCAAAATTTCCTTCCTCAAACAAACTGTACAGGAAGATTCCCTTAAAAAACCTTTAGTTGATTTTGTCGAGGCACAGCGTGTCTTTACAAAACAAATTGCAAAGTCTGCTAGTGATGTAATTACATTAACAGCGCAAACATTTGCAAACGCAATTACAGGTATTACAAAAAAGGGAGTTTAATATGACATTAGGCAGCATTGCTTTTGGTCCTGCATACAAGGACATGGATAAATTTCTTGTTGGTTTTGATGACCAGTTTTCGCGCATTGCAAAAATGCACGATGACATGACAAAAAATATTCCTAACTATCCCCCTTACAATATTAAAAAAACAGGTGACAATACTTACGTTGTTGAAGTAGCTGTTGCAGGTTTTTCTAAACAAGACATTGAGATTGAACTCAATGACGGTAAGATGTTGATTAGGGGTAATGTTCAGTCAAACGAAGCCGAAGAAAACTTCTTGTTCAAAGGTATTGCAAATCGTGCGTTTACTCGTTCATTTGCACTCGATGATCAAATCGAAGTACAAACTGCTGAGATGTTCAATGGTATGCTTAAAGTATTTTTAGAGCGTATTATTCCTGATCATAAAAAGCCAAAGAAGATCGAAGTTAAAGATACTTCTGAAGCTAAGCCTAAAAAACAAAAAACTAGACCGATGGGTGAACTTCTTCTAGAAGAAGACGAACGCAACCTATAAGTTATAAGCCCCTTCGGGGGCTTTTTTAATTGTTAAAGACAAGGAAAAGATATGTTAAAAAAATTACTAAATATGATACACGAAGTTAGAAATGCATTACGAAAAGGTCGATTGAGACATCCAAAAGGAACATGATAATATTATCACTAATACCTGTAAGGAGAAGGAACTGGATTATTCAAGCCAGCGTCTTTGATGATCAGATATTAGTGTTTTTTCATAACCCGTTAACGCTTGCATATTTCTTTAAAATCTTTTATAATGAAGAATGTGCTTATAAATTTATTGAGGAAGTTGTTAAAACATGATTAAAATTGTAAAGTTGATTACTGGTGAAGAGTTGATTGCAGATGTAACAGCTGGTGGTATTACTATGACGTTAAGTAAACCATGCGCGCTTCAAATGGTACCATCGCGTAAGGATCCTGATCAACCTATGATGGGAATGTTCCCGTATGCCGCTTATACCAAAGATCATTGTATTGTTGTAGACATTGATAAAATAGTCTGGGATGCAGCCCCGGTTAACGAATTGTATAACCAATATAACTCTGCTTTCGGCTCAGGTATTCAACTGGCCGGTCTATAATGTATCATGAAACTTGTAAAGCTCCCTAAACCAGTAACACTGGTTAACCCTTTAAATTCCGAAGAGTGGATTTGCGAAGACTATAACGATACTCGCTTTGTTGATGGTGTAGAGTACTTAAAGGTCCGTAAACCTATTATGCAGCGAACAGTACTAATGCGTAAAGAAGCGTTACGTAAAAAAATAACGTAACAGTTGCAATCTGGTCAGAATTGATATATAATAGACTCATCAACTAAGGAGACGTTATGAAAAAATTACTTATCGTTATTACTGCATTACTCGTATCTACCGGTGCTATGGCACAACACGGTCATCACGGTCATTATGGCCACAATGGTAATGGTGGTGGTAACTGGGTAGGTCCTTTGATTGGCGGGGTAGTGTTAGGTACTATAATTACTAATTCTCAAAGACAGGTAATCGTGCAACAGCCTCCGGTAATTGTACAGCAACCCCCTGTATTTAACTTCCCTATTCAGAACTATTATTCTTGCCTGGTGCAAGTGCAAGACCCATATTCAGGTGTTATTAGAAACGAAGTTCGCACTTGCGTTAATCAGTAACTTTATTGTAATTTCGGGCCAATAGCTTAATGGTAAAGCGTCCGACTCATAATCGGTTGAGTCTTGGTTCAATTCCAAGTTGGCCCACCATTTGGATTAAGTATGGAAAATGATATGGAAAATAAAACATATATATTTGATGTCGTAGACGCCGAGGATGGGTCTGGGGATAAAGTGCTTCAGTTCTCTGAAGAGTTTCTCGCTGATCATGATTGGCGCACTGACGATGTTATTAGTTTTGATTTACAAGAAGACAAGTCAGTTATTTTAAAGAATAAAACCTGGGAAACAAGAAATGAAAGTCTACCTAAGCAAATACCGCTACCATTGGATCAGCCCTTACAAGATTCTTGAGAAGGTTTTCTTCTGGCGAGAGATTGATTATGATGAACCGATTATTGAAAGACTCAATAACATAATAGAACCTTTCTGTACAGGTATTCTAAAAGTTCTAGACTTTGTACATCCTAAGATCGATTATGTAAAGATCGATAAGTGGGATACATGGGGTATGGATAGTACTCTTTCTATTATCATTCTACCTATGCTCAAACAGCTTCAAGCTACTAAGCATGGAGCACCTCATGTTGAAGATGAAGATGTACCTGAAGGTTTAGGTCTTCGTTCTACTGAAGCATCACCGAAAGAGAATGAGTGGGATACAGACGAAAACTGGCATAAGCGATGGGATTGGGTATTAGAGGAAATGATTTGGACATTCACTCAGTTAACGACTGATTCGGACGCGCAGTTCCATAGTGGTGTAATTGATCGAGTAACTACACCATGCGCATGGGATGAAAACGGCAAACCTACAATGTACAGCTGGGATAAGGGTCCTAATGATACGAGTGAATTTGATAGTAAGGGGTATGAGAAGCATAATGAGCGTGTTAATAAAGGTCTAATTCTATTCGGTAAATACTACAGGGGGCTTTGGGATTGAGTAAATTAGTTATAACACCTACAACAGGGTCACCTGAGTTAGCTGATGCTGTACGCTCGGTATTAAGACAGGTAGGCAGAGATGTAGAACACCTTTTAGTAGTTGATGGTGCTCAGTTTTCATCAAAGGTAGACGAGGTATTAAATAATGCAGGAATCATTACAGGTGGAAAAGTTAAACGAATTGACCTACCGTTTAATACCGGTGGGGGAGGCTTTTATGGCCATCGAATCATGGCTGGGTTTGGCCATCTTATCAATCACGATTATGTTCTCTTCCTAGATCAAGATAACTGGTATCAACCCGATCATGTAGAGTCGCTTATAAATATTATTGAAAGTAAAGAGCTGGATTGGGCATATTCGCTTAGACAAATTTTCGATAAAGATAAAAATTATATTACAAACGATAATTGTGAATCTTTAGGTCGATGGCCTGCATGGGTAAATGAAAATGCTCATTTAATAGATACAAGTTCATATTGTTTTAAAACACCATTCTATCGTCAAGTATGTCACATCTGGGATTACGGGTGGGGCGGGGATAGAAGATTCTATACTATTTTAAAAGATCATATAAAGCACGACAATTATGCGTGTTCAGGTAAATACACACTTAATTATAGGTTAGGGGGAAACGATGGATCAGTT